AGAAGAGCCCGTCACCCAATTCGTTGCCCTCCCTGAATCATTGAAGATTCGTGTGATCTCCAAGGGACCGGAGAAGACCTATTTCTGCTTGAAGCCTTTGCAGAAGTTCTTCTGGTCCATTCTCTCATCACACCCTGTCTTCCAGTTGACCGGTCATCCAGAGAATGAGCAAACTCTGGACCAAGTCATGGGACACCTACTTCCTGGTCAGAAGTGGTTGTCCGGAGACTATAAGGCCGCAACCGACAATTTACGGAAAGAGCTATCAGAAGCCGCTTGGCTTGCGATGTGCGAGGCGTGCCACGTGCCCGCTACACTTGTTGCTCTGGGACTCAGAGCGCTCACCGGTCATATTATGACCCATCCTGAATCCGGTGAGACCGCCGAACAGCAGGCGGGACAGCTCATGGGGAGCATCATTTCATTCCCCGTGTTGTGCATCGTAAATGCCGCGGTCTGTCGCAAGGCAATGTCAATCGACGCCGGCCAGAACAGGATTCCTCTGGCAACTCGATCGGGCAGCAGATGGTTCAATGTTCTGCGGCTTCTGATCAATGGCGATGATTGTCTTTTCCCTGTGACGGATCTGGGCCGTGAGGCTTGGCGAGCCATCAGCAGAATGGCCGGACTTGAAGAGTCCGTCGGGAAGTGCTACTTCTCCGATGTCTTTGCTAACATTGACAGCCGTACGTTTCGCTACTTCCATGACTTCGATCATCCTTGGGTCATGGTCCCCTTCATCAATCTGGGGCTCCTCTATGGCATGAAGAGGAGTGGCGGTTCTGCTGGTGCGCTTGACGTCGACTTGGATCTTGGCGCACGTCTAAGTCAGCTGGTTCATCTTGCTTGCTACCTGGTACCGAGCGAGCAACTCTACTCAACCTTCATCAGGTCCAATCGTTCGTCTTTGGACTTGTTTTCGGACAATCACATCCCTTGGTTTGTCCCGAAGGAATTTGGAGGACTTGGTCTGCCTGAGCTCCGAGGCACCAAGTTTGTGGCCAGCCGTACTGATCGACGAATTGTTCGTGCCATGCTCAATGGCACGTATCCAAGAATTCGACGTCCCGTTCCCGTCAAGGGTGTAGTGTATCCTTTCTCGCTACACCAACATTCCTTGCAGTTGCTTCGCAAGGAGCTGCCCTTTTTCCAGCAGCGATGGGTTTCGGCGCCGGTGGAAGGTCATCTTGGAAGTTCCGACCTAAACATGTGGTCTCTCTGGATGTCTGGAGAGTCTCTGTTCG